AGTGTTTGCATACTTGCTGGATTAATTACATCTAATTTAAATTGTCCTGTATCAGTTAAACCTACTTGTTTTAAACCGGCTGATGTTAATGCCTCTACTGATGGTAAACTAGGTACTTCTAATTGTGCCCTTACTTTACCTGCAACAGTTGATGAAAAGTTTACTGCTGATTGTCCTATTTCTGAAGTAGATAGACCTACATTGTTCTTTAAGAAACTAGTACCACCTTCTGTTACACTATTTACAAGTTGATTAGTACTTTCTGTAAAACCATTTAATGTACTACCTATACTACCCAATACATTCGCCCCTATGACTTGTCCTACAGCAGATGTAATGATATCTGCTACTAGACCAAAGAATGAACCACCACCTTTTGATATAAAGGCACTAGCAAGTTGCATAGGTTCTACTACGGCAGTACCTATATTTTCAAAATTCTTTACATTGGCATTATCTGCTATAATACTAGCATGTTGTAATAATGAAGGATTAAATGAATAATCTTGCATTGTTGCTAATTGATTTGTATCTGGTGAGTTTATATATCTAGGATACTCCCCATTTGGGTCATAGAAACCTTTCTCTGTGTCTGCTAGTTCAGCAGGATATCCAGGCATTGAACCCATTACAACAGGTTCTTGTCTGTCTTCTCCGTCTCTAAAGAATCCAAATACATGTGAACCTTCTACAAGTCCCATCGGTGTCTGTCCTATACCAGATATACCTGCTGATGTAACAGGTAACATAACTTGTGCCCAAGGTAAATCTTTTGTTGGTAAATCTATTTTGTTACCTGTATGATGACCAAAACATCTGACTTTTACACGACCTATTTGATATGGGTCTTGTCTATCTTCTACAACACCATAAAACCATATAAATCCATCAAATCCTGCAAATTCTTGTTTCATGTTAAAGTACCTTTAAATCCTTTTGGGAGTATAAATTCTGGCTCATCTGGATTAATTTCTTCTTCATCATAATCTGTTCCTGTTACACCTTTTTCATTTATATTTAGCACTTCCTTATCACAAGCAAGATACTCTTTACCAACACTATCTTTTGCACAGGTCAATAGTGTTACATGTTGTTTAACTTGTAGTAAATGTCTCACCTCTGTTACAAGATATCTTCCTGATAGATAAGGGTCTTCTTGTTGAGATTTTGATTCACCACTTGCATTTGTTAATGTAGAGAAATTTATAACTTCACCAGCACTAACTGCCGTGTTACCTGGCACTAATAGTTCTATAACCATAGTATTAAATGCTTGTTTTTGTGCCATACTTTTTTGTAATGTATCTTCAATAGGAACAGTATCTATTGGTTGTCTAGTTGTAGCAGTTGCTTCTTCTCCTCTACCTGCTACTTTTCTTTTTAAAAAAGGAATCATTTCTTCTGTATCATGCATACCAGTAGTTGATGACTTAAACATATATTTACCTTCAGTAAAATCACTCATAAGTTTATTATCTTCAAAATTAAATATAGGCATGATACCTGAATTTACTGATTCACCACCTGTTTTTATTTGTCCCATATGTCTTTGTCTATCATATTCATGAGGATAACTAAAGTCTCTTTCATCAAAAGTTTTATTAAATGAATTATAAGTTACCAATCTACTTGCATATACACCTTTTCGTATGTTGTGTAATGAATCATATCTTTTTATTATTTTAAACTCTATTACTTTACTTAAATTACCTTGTGAACCATCTGATGACTTATACATTTTACCTGAATCTGTTTTAGGCGAATCAAAATAATCCATAACAGGTTGTTTATATGCCTTACCTGTGTGATACATTGCCTGTAATGATTTAAAATGAAATCCATTTGATGTTTCGTAAAAATGAAATCCTGCATTATTAGATTGTTTACCTATTGATTCTTTTGCTAAGAATTTTATAGCACTAAATGGTGACATTTTAGGAATAACATATTTAGGTTTTAATTTTGTTTTTTCGTAATGAAAGTCTTTAGGTGAACCTAATGATGTTTTTAATATTAATCTAACAGAATTATCTATTGTATCATGATATGCTTTTGATAACTTTCTTTGACTGTTTCTTACTTCTTCTTTACTGCAAAACTCTAGTGTATATAATTTTGAACCAGGTGTTGGTTTAGATATATTATTAATCTTGTAGATGAACATTGGATTTTTAACAAAATCATAACCTTTAGGATATTTTGTATCTTTAGGTGAAAACCCTGGTGTATGTAATTTAAAAGATAATATCTCATGACCAGTTAAAGGCAAATCATCTAATACACTAGCACCATCAACAAGTGTCATATAACCTGTCAATACATGTTTATTAATGCCTTCAAATATTTGAATCTCTTGCATTAACTGTCTGATGTTAATACTTACTCCTTCATTTGAACCTGGTCTAGCAATGTATGATGTAAGTAATACTTCCTCAGATAATATATAAGAACCTGATTCTTTTGCCATAATTTATTTCCTTATCAATGTTATAAATTCTTCTATAAATGAATCAACAAATTTATTATCTAATAGTTTTATTAATCTTTTTTTGTCTTGTAATCTTTGTTCATATTCTCTATTAGATACTGAAGTAGCACCTGCTACTGTACTATTAACTTCTACCTTATGTGTGTAATCATCTGGACCATTACCTGATTGTTTACCACTTGATTGTGTTATCTCATAATGATGTATACCATCAGGATTAGAATACTTGTCTTTTATAAACAATTCAAAATCTGATTCTGACATTGGCCAGTCATAGTATCTATCTTGAATATTATTTGTAAGTAATATTACCCAATGTAACTCTGGATTGCCAAAGTGTTTAAATGCAATGTTTTCAGGTGTCTCTCCTGATTTAACATCATACTTATTATATAAAGTTATGTTATCTAAAATACCATCTCGTATTTTAACTCTAGACATTATATCTGTTACTGATTTAAAATATCTCTTATCTAGACTATATGCTATTTTTCTAAAGTTGCCAAAATACATTAGTACCCACCTGCTACTGTTTCTTTTGTTATAATAGACATTTCACTAAATTGTAATTTCAGTTTCATATGTTGTGGTGAAGCACCATCTGAATCTGGTTTTAGTGTTGTAAACTTTTCATTTGGTGAATAATCTACATCCATACTTGTCAATACACATTTTGCAAGTTTAGGTATATATGTGTTTTCTTTTTCTCTGTACATATAAGTTAATTTAAACTGTGATGGACTTATAAAAAATCCTTCAGCAGGTGATAATGCTGGTAACATATGAAACTTAAATAGTTTTATAATCTTATGTACTTGGTCTAATTCTTTTTTATTTTTAGGTGCAAAATCAAAATCAAAATTAAATGGTCTAAATGGTACAGATTTAAATGCCATCTCTAAATTAGGATTCATTGCCATACCTGATTTTCTATCTATCACAGCACCAATTCCAGGTGCAAACATTTCAGCTGCCCCTTGTATTGCTTGTTGAGCAATCCTGCCTAACATTTCACCACCTTTCATTCCGTCTGCAAGGTTACCACCTGTATCACCTAAAAATCCACCTACCATTCCTGTTTCTGCATTATCATAACTCGCCTTATATTCAAACTTTGTTTCAGCAGGTGTATATAATAATATACTACTGGTTGCTGTTTGTGAATGTGTGTCTTCAAATCTATCTCTAGGTTTGTTTTTCATTTGTGAAATCTTTTTACCTGCCTGTTGAGCATTTGCCTTTGTCTTTTTTAAGAAATCTATGTTTTGTAAATCACTACCTTTAATTTGGTCATCAAACCAATTACCTAACGATTCTGTTACTTTTGATAAAGCTGAATCAGCAAGTTCACCGTAAGCAGAATCTACATCATCTGTATCTATTGTTAAATCTAGTTCTCCTCTGCTTGAAGTAGGATTTACTAGTTTTGATTTTACATTTTCTAATATATCAAATTGTACATAATGACCATCACCTAAGTTTCCTATTTCTTGAGGATAATGAAAATATGTAAATGAGAATGGGTCATGTTCTAATGGTTGAATATCACTATCAGATAAATTTAATGAGGATGACTTTGCTAGTTTTGACCCTAGCATTGTTGATGTTTCTGTTTGTGTTGTATTTGTCTGCCCAAACATTAAGTTAGACATGTTTCTTAATATACTCATAGTTACCTCTTATTATTACTTATATTTATACGATAAATAGTCATATGATATCATCTAAAAAGAATAAAACTTACAAAGCACCACATAAAGGTGTCTTTAAACCTAAGAATCCTAAGAAATATGTAGGTGATTCTAATAACATTGTGTATCGTTCATCATGGGAAAAGAAATTCATGTTATATTGTGATAGAAATACTGACATACTACAATGGGCAAGTGAAGAAATGTATGTTCCGTATCTTAGTCCTGTTGATAAAAGAATACATAAATACTATCCTGATTTTATTATTAAAACATCTGATGGTAGAAAGATTATGATTGAAGTTAAACCTTCTATACAATGTAAACCACCTAAACCTCGTTCTCGTAAAACTAAAAGATATCTTCAAGAGCAATTAACTTTCATTAAGAATATATCTAAATGGAAATCTGCAAAAGA